CTCGCGACCTCCTGCGCGCTCTCCTCGCCGGCCTTCGTCGTCACCGGGCCGCCGCCCCGTTCCCGCCGCCTCCGTCACGGGGAGGCTGCGGCAGCCGGCCGCCTGGGGCGCCGCCGGGGGGTGTTCCACGTGGAACACGCAGGGCGGCGCCCCGCTGGACGTTCACGGGCAGCGTCGGGTTCGCGTCCGGCGGCGGCGCGCCGGGCACTCCGCCGCCCACCGGGAGCGACTGGCCGGTCGCGGCGGCGCGCTCCTCGTTCGTCTTGCGCAGCCGGCTCGCGTCGACGCGCATCGCCCGCAGCAACGCCTCGAGCGTGCGCGCGAGCGAGAAGTCGACGAGGAACTGCTGAGTGAGGAGGTCGCTCCGGCTGATGACCTCGAGCGTCGCGAGCAGCCTGCGCGCTTCCTGGGCGAGCGCGAGCGTGCCGCTGATGCCGGTCGCGCGCAGCCGGAAGCTCTGCCGCCGCAGATCCTCGCGCTGGGCGATCACCATCCGCACGGTGTCGGGACCGATCTCGCCGAGCAGCTCCTCGTCCGAGCTATCGTCGAGGTGCTGGAGGATCGTGTACCACGCGAGCTCGACGATCGGCGACAGGAGGTTCTGCTCGATCCCTTCGGCGATGTGCTTGACCAGCACGTTACCGCCGGCGCTCGCCGTCTCGATCTCGGTGGCCGTGATGTTGCTCTTGTCCGCGAGCCGGCCGAGCCGCAGCTCGTTCTGCGCGGACGCCTCGCGCACGAGCTGGCTGATGGCCTCCCAGACGGTGAACGCCTGCGGCGGCAGCGCGCCCATGTCGATCTTCTTCACGAAGTCCTGATCCGGGCTCCAGTCCTCGGACGCCTGGAGCAGCTTGCCGGGCGTGATGCCGTCGGCGAGCGCCTGCGGCTGGTCGAGCGCCTCGGGCCAGAGCTGGTACGCAGGGATCACCTCGAGCCGGATGCCGTCGAGCAGGAGGTTCGTGAACTCGATGTAGAGGTCCGTGAGCTGCGCGAACGACTCGACGTAGGTGCGCCCCTCGACGCTGAACGGCACGTCGATCAGCGGCGAGGACACGATCCAGTCCATCCCGTGCCAGAACGGATTGCGGCTCGGACCGCGGATCACCTCCGTCTCGTTCGCGAGCACAACGAGCTGGTTCTCCGCGAGGATCGAGCCGTCGCGCGCGAGGATCGTGCCCAGGAACTCGATCAGCCGGACCGGCCGCCGGCGGCCGCCGGTTTCCTTGCCGTGCCCGGCGGCGCGCTCCTTCTCGAGCGTCTCCTCGGCATCGGCGCCGATCCCGCCGACCAGGCGGTCGATCGCCGCGTGGTCGTAGAGCGGCTCGCCGTCGGCGTAGAGCGCCTTGAGCCGCTGGATGCGGTGGAGGTCCACGTTCCGCACCCGCAGGCGGTAGAGCCCCTGGCCGGACGGATCGAACAGCAGCTCGCGGCTGTCGACCGACTCGATGCGCAGGCGACCGTCCGACCACGTGACCGACCAGGCCGGGTTCGCCATGCAGCCAGCCTTGATGCCGTTCGCGAACACCGGGATGAAGCCGATGTGCTGGCCGGTCACGTTCTGCGAGCAGTGCGCGAGCCCGGCGTCGGTGATCGACTTCGCGATCGCCTCGAGCCGCTCGTTCTTCCCGAGCGGGTCGAAGAAGTTGTACCAATCGGCCGACGCGCCGAGCGCCTCGCGGATGGCGGCCACGAACCGCTCGACGTGATCGGCTACCGTCGGGAGGCGCTGATCGGCCTGCCAAGCCTGCTTGCCGGCGGACGGGATGCGCCCCCAATAGGCGTCGTAGTTTTGCTGGTACTGGAGCTTCCTCGGGTTCGGGCCCGTCTCGCGCGCCTGCTTCGCCTCGTGGTACGCCTCGAGCACCCACTCACGCACCTCGTCGCGGCGGGAGGCGAGGTCCGGCTCGCTGCGGACGCTCGTGTCGCCGCCAGCCGCCATCACGGGCGCGGGCGCCTCGTTGGTGGCGAGCACCTGGTCGGCACCCGGCCGCGAGGTGCGCATCGAGTCGAGCGCGGGTCCACTGCGCGGGGACGGGTCCGGGATGCCGAGGTCGGGGCGCCCCGCGGCGTCGTCGCCGAGCGGGCCGCCGATGAAGATGCCGCGTCGCCGGGCCATCGCGCGCGATTCTGACCGATCGGCGCCGCTTTGCCTAGCGGCGGTCGCGCTCGAGCCGGCCGAACGGGTCCGCGCGCACGGTCGCCTCGAGCCCGGGAGCGGGCGGCTGCGCGCCGGGCCGTTCGAAGCCGAGCGGGCCGCGTGGCGTGGTGGCGCCGCGGAAGTAGCTCGGGGCGGACGGCACGACCGCGCTGCCCTTGCGCTTGCGCAGCGCGCCCTTCGGGAACAGCACCGCGCAGCCGTAGCCCATCGCGTCGCCGAGGTCCGAGTTGCCGGTGAGACAGACGCGGCCGCTCCTCCGGCTCACCCACCATCCGGTGCTGGTGGTCGGGCACCAGACGCGATCGACGAGCCTGTGCTCCGTCGGTTGCCACTTCACCCAGCGCCCGCCTCCTTCGGCGCCGCGCCGCTGCACCGTGAGCAGCGTGAGCCGCTTGCTGCCGACTTGGGTTCGTGATGTCGCGTGACCGGCGAGCGTCGCGAGATGCTGGAGCGCGTCGGCCTCTCGATCGCTCAACGCCAGCACCCATGCCCGGCCCGTGCTCGGCAGCAAGTGGTCAGCGCTCGGGTCTTGCCAGCGCCCGCTCGTTGTTCCGTCCACTCGCATCGCCTCGTGCAGGAACAGCCGCCGTTGAGTCGGCGTCATCAGGCGGATGAACTCGCCGGACGGGCATTTGCCCGGCATCAAGAGTCTGAGCAGAACGCTCGTGTCTCCGAAGATCCTGATGCTGTGGTGGTTCTCGTTCAGCTTCGTGTCGGCGAAGCACTGAGCCAGACGAGCTACATCGTTCCAATAGGTGAACTGCTTGATGAGCACGTCACGGTCGTCCTTTCGGAACGTTCCGTCCGTGAAGACCCACGCCGCAAGCCGCACCATGGCATCGGACAAGCGCGCCCGCGTGCCGCCGATGCCGCGCGTGTCGCCTGGTACGGCGAGCACCTGCCAGCCCGTGTGCGCCTCGGACCAGAGCATGCGACGCTCCTCGTAGCACCTGCTGCGCGTGATGCGCCGTCGCCCATAGAGCTTGTGGTTCGGAGTCGCCGCAATGGAGACCGCATCCGTCTCCAGCGTGTCGATCGCGAAGGGTCCGTCGAACACGCGCACGGCTGCGACCTGATCGACGACGAGACCACGGCCGGGCTCGAAGCCGTAGACAGGCGTGCCCGGCTCGATTGCGTCGTGTGGCCGCCAGCCGTCGAGCGTCAGAATCTCGGTCTCGAGGTCCACGCAGGCCGGGTGGTTCTTGACCGGCTCGGTCGACACGACGCCACCGCGCGACACGTGGAAGTGCCAGCCGCCGCGCAGCGCGTGGTGGACGCCGCGCGCGCGCTTGCGGTCGACCCGGATGAGGCCGCGGCCGTCGCGCATCTGCGCGAGCGCCCAGCGCAGGGGGTCGACCCGCTCGCGCAGCGTGACCGGGCCGCTTCGCCAACCGCCGCCGAGCTCGCGCCGGATCACGCCCACCGGCGTCTGGTCGACGCGGATCTCGCTCCGCTTCGTGCCGGCCGGGTCCCCGATGTGCGACCACGTGCACTTCTCGTAGCGCTCGGCGAGCGCAGGCTTCACGATCTGCTCGATCAGGTCGAACGCGCCGAGCGCGTTCTCCTCGTCGTAGAGGGCGTCGAGCACGTTGAGGTGCCCGGTCGGGACGAGCTGCGTGATGATGCAGCAGGGCGTGAGGCCGAAGTCCCAGAGCAGGTGAAGCTCGCGGCCGGGCAGCGGCTCGAGCCCGTCGGCGAGGTGCACGAGGTCGTTCCACTGCGGCGTCACGGCCGAGCCGAGGCGCTGGAAGCCGAACTTGCCGTCCGCGAACCGCGCCACGAGGTCGGGCCGGCCCGCCCACTGCCGGCGCATCTTCGCGTAGTAGTCGCTCGGGAGGTGCTTGAGGTTCTCGGGCTCGCCCGTCTGCCAGACCTTGTAGCCGGGCGTCCCAGGGTCGACGAACTTGCGGTAGGTCCAGTGCCCCTCGTCGGGGTTGTTCTCGGCGAGCTTGGCCGCGTACCAGTGCATGCGCGGCTGCCGCAGCCGCGTCATCGCGGTATCGAAGATCATTTCGCTGATCCCGCCCGACTCGGCGGCCGGCGCCGGCTCGTCCATGAAGAACGCGCCGAGCGCGCGCGACTGGAGCTTGCTGGCGTCCTTCGGGTCGTCCATGCCGAGCCACATGATCTCGCCGCGCGCCTCGCCGAACTTCCAGTGGAACGTCTTGCGGCTCGCGAACCACTCGCCCATCACGCCGGGCGGGAACCAG